ACTTCCGGGAGTCCGAGGAGGAATATGTGATTGGATTGGTGGCTGAACTCAAAAAGCTTTATTCAAGCGATGCATGAACCGCGTCCATCTCTGCAATACGACCGACTGCTTGCTTGAGAAGTTTTTGCTGATGCCAAGTCTGCCTAGTCAATGCGACAGCCAGCCCTTGCAGTGTTTCAACGTCTGGAATCTTCTCGACTGCCCTAACCGCACGCTCAAGAGCAAGCTCTTCCTCAAGAGTCCTTTCTACAACCATCCATTCATTCCAGGCCATCTTGTTGCTCCATGGATTGCAGGATTTTGCGCTCTTGGGAATAAGGGCGCGTCGACCTTACGTGCATGTAATCATGCACACCTTGCAATAGCCAGTCTGGCGGCCAGCAGTTGTCCCAGTTGATTGGTTGGGCGCAGCCAACAACGACTGTCGCCCAGAAGGCAGTGATATAGCTGTAAAGCCAATACCAGCTGCTCATTACGCCGCTGACGGCATCACGGTCAAGTGGTTGTTGTAATGACCAACCAAGGCATAGCTCTGAGCTGGGACTGAACTCATCTCATGAAATACCATCTGTCCAATTTTTAGCCCTGGATAGAGCGGCAGTGGATGGTGCTTGCGTTCGTTTTTTAGCTCAAGAGTCAGTTTGCTGCCGTGCCAGCCTGGATCGCACCAGCCAGCAAGAAGATGATTGAGACCTTCCCTTGCACGACTTGACTTGAGTACAAACTGTGCGCTGATGTCTTCTGGTAAATCAAATCGCTCAAGTGTCTCAGCCAAGCAAAACTCGCTGGGCAATAGAAGGTATGGGTCATCTTGTGTCCTCGTTGAGATGTCAATCCGCTGTAGCTCTGAAGTCTCAATCGACTCAACCATCAATTGATCGCCAAGCCGTACGTCAAGAGACGCTGGGTTGAGCAGTTCTGGAGCAAAAGGCCACACCATCTGACTGCCGTCACACTTCAGACGGATCTCCCAGTCGCTAAGAACTGCCATTTATTTCAAATCCACAGGTTACCGGACTTTTTGCCAGTAACATTGGTTTTCCCACTCTTATGAGCCGGGTCAGTCAGGCTTGCAGGGGCGTCCGGCCTGCTAATTAGCTCATGGCGCGAGAACCATGTGCAACGCCCCAATCATTCGTCATCGACAAGGATGACCCAACCAGACCCTGGACCTTCGACCATCCAGCGTTGATTAAAAGTGCCCCGTGGCACCCTGACGTTCTTGCCTCCATAGCGGTTTGGATGACCACCACGCTCAACGTCGGGAGCGCCCATTGGGTCATGGAGCACAAAAGCAGCATCACCAGTCGATTCGGTGCCCTCAAAGCCGACAATCACACTCCAATGGCCACAGGAGTTTGAGTCGCACATGGGTGGATGACCTCGGAGCATGTTGCCTTTGTGGAGCCATCCAACCAAAACAGGTCGGCCACTGGCAATTTCTGCTTCAACCAGCGCTCCATCCGCATCATTCCTGAACTCTGCGTTTAGTCCAAACTCTCTCAGTGTCCTCACTTGGGCCAACACGTCTGTCGTGTCGCCAAACCTTTTCCGTACCTCCCCATACTCTTCTGCGGTTTTCACCTTGCCGTACAGCAGCGCGACCATTGCCGCTGATGCGTCTAAACATCGCCGATACCCCTTGTACTCAAAATCAAGTTGATGAACATAAGGAACAATCGTCCTCTGCGCAATGCCACTAGCTTTCCACGATTCAAACCAAGCAGCATCTTCAGCTAACAACTCTTCAGGCAAAGCGTCCTCTAGCTCTTTGATTGCAGCAAGCTGGTGCGGGCTGTCAGATCTAAAGAACGAGAAGAAGGGGAGCAGCGCGAGGCTCATCAGGTTCCCAAGGTGAGGCATCATTTCAATGTTCCCGCTTCACATCGTTTGCTGCCATCAAGAAAACCTGAGTAATAGACGAACGCACCGGCAGACAACATGATGCCAGATAGAACCATCATCACTCCCATGAGCACTGCAAGGACGACGCGCTTGCGAATCATGCTTTAGATCTAGGCGGGAACAGATTCTTCTCTAAGAACTCTGCGACAGAATCATCCACTGTGTTGTCAGAGCGCTTTGCGTAAGCCTTGATTAGATCCACAACCAACCGCTTTAAGCTCTCAGACCGCAAAAATCGAAAAAGGATTGGCTTCAGGACCAAAAACATTTGAATTCTCCAACTGTTCAAAGTCTAGTTTCTGTTTGCGTGACCTTCCAGCCTGGCCACTGAGGCCTCAAGGTCGGCAAGCCTCGCAAACACCTCTTGATTGACGCTTCTGATGTCTGTATGCAGCACGTCAAGCTGGCGGCTGAGATTGTCCACAGCGACGGTCAGGCGCACCAGCGAGTCTCTGCCTTGTTGGTTTTGCTGCTTCAGTCCTGTGATGCCAATCCCGGCAACGGTGATTGACGCTCCAGCTGCAGCAGCCCAGACTTCAACCATGCTTCGACCTGCATTGACTCCATCATGGCAGAACCGCAAGAAAGTCAAGAAAAGGAAGGGGTCGCAATCGCCGACATTGTTAAATGCGCTGTTTTGGTATGGAGCGCAACATTGCTGACCGTTTCTTACTTGGGCTTCTTCCCCCAAATGAAAATGGATAACACGTTCGTGGCTAGTTTGCTTACAGGGGCAATGGCCTCTTTCGGAATCGAACGCAAGACTGCTAACCAGCAGAAAAAACAGCCACCTAAGATTGATTCAAAGGAGCCACCAAAATGAAGCACTTCCTGCCTTTGGTTGCGTTGCTGGCTTTTGGCCCAGCAGCTCATGCTGACCTAAACCACAAGATCCAAAGCAGTATCTCGCTTCAGGTTGGAGGTGCGATGACAACCGCAGAACGTATTGGATCCTCATTCAGCATCAGCGGCTCAGGCGTCGATACAACTGATGGCACTACAGCAAACACCATTTCAGCAGGCACAATCACGTCCGGTGTTTACGCTCCAGGCACAATTTCTGTGACGCAGGACACCCCTGGCAACGCTTTCAGCTTCAGTCAGTCATACACGCAAGGCGACGCCGTTCCCACGTCAGCCGTAACAACGGGAGATACGCCAAATTTTGGCAGTTTGCAGTCTACGACTGCAGGAACCGCAGGAAGCCTTGCGGGCACCATTTCAACGACAGGTGCGATGAGTTTGACTCCGGGTTCTGGAAATACATTGGCGATCGGTCAGTTCGTTACTGAACTCACGATTGACTGATGCGTGTCTTATTTCTGCTGCTGTGCGGAGCAATAGGCGAGGCTCTTGCTTTTGCCAAACCGGCACAATCCGTCCCAGTAGTGCCCAATTTTTCAACTGGTTCAATGACCAGTCACACAGAAACAAGCAGCAAGGTCACTGAAACAATCGTCAGCGAGTCATACGGCACAGGCTGGCAATACTCTGTCAGTGGCACCAACATTGAACCCGTAGGTGGAGCAAGCCTTACGCCAGGCACAACAACAGTAAATGGATGGTCAGCTTTAGACGTCAACAACAAGCCAAGCTGGAAGATCGCCAATCCCGGCGGTGCATTTCAGTTTGTCGAAACATATTCAGGGCCAGGGCTCAGCAATGTGACGACTATTCAGCGCGTCACCGAAATCGAGCAAATCACAGACACTATCTCTACCTTCTCGCAGTAGTCCTAGTTTCTCCTGCTAACGCGGAAACAATCGGTGGCGTTTCTGCCACTGCCGCACCCTCGGCCACATCAAGCGGCTCTGTCACGAACCAAGCCGTGATGATCGCGCCTAGCGCAGCGTTCCAAAACACCTACGGCAACGGCATTCAATGCCAAGGCCCCACCCTTACAGTCACCCCCTATGTCAACAGATCCAAAAGCTGGCAACTTCCGTATGTGGATTACTTTCCTGATCCCGTATATGACCTTTCTGATCTTGATGAGGATGGGGTACTCGATAATCCAGGACGAGTCCTTTACTCAATGCCCACGAGGACAGGTCAAAAAGACACTCACAACTGGTCAGGTGGTTTGTCGATCCAGGCAACAATTCCTCTAGACGGTGGCCTGCAAGAACGCTGCAAGGCGATGGTTGATGCCAATATTCGACTGCATCAACAGGTC